CACCCCTCCATATTAAACAAAAAAAAAGGGAGACAAACTTAATTGACCCCCTCCATATTAAACATTTTACTTTTACCTTATTACATAAACTCCAGAGTTAACTCCCTGCACTAAGTACATCATAGCGTACCGTATAGCATCTATGTAGTGATTAAACTTATCAATAGGAACTTCCCCTTTATCCTTCCATACATAGTTGTTTAGCTCTCTTATGATACCGTGAGAACCTCTATCTACTATTATCTCGTAGTCCTGCATCAAAGCAATACCAGATAAGATACTACCCTTTCTTTTGACAGTTGGTTTTATGTTCAGTCCCAACGTTTTCAACTCAGATATAAGTCTGGGTTCAGAGTTATCACAGATAATCAAATCCATACCACACTCATTCCTATTCCTTGTAGCAACCTCAGATGTGTTTAAATGGGCTTTTCCGTATATTTCCTTAACCCAAACCTTTCTGGCGTGTTTGTCTACCGAAATCTTCACAAGTGTCGTTAAATCGGCTGAAAATCCAAAATCCTGCCCATAACAAGTAGTTTCTGTGGGTATAAAGTCTCCAACTCTCCATTTTCTGATAATTGTACCTTCCGCTTTCTCAAGCCAACCACCCAATATCTGGTGTTGATATTTGTCTGGTCTCTTACGCTTCATTTCAAATATTCGACCCAAGAATGACTCTGATAAGTTATCTTTATTGTCTTTATAGGTTGTATGGATGTAGCTAACGTCTCCTTTTTTTAGGTTTGATGCTGCAAGTATATTCTCATTTTGAAAGAACCTTTGGTATATCCAATGCTCCTTAGTAGTTGGGTTTAAAATAAGTATAACTCTGTTCTGTTTATTTAGTGAACGTATAGAGAAATCAATCTTATCAAAAACACTCTCGTCTGTAAGTTCCTCCGCTTCATCAACCACAAATGTAGTGATACCGTTAAGGGATTTAAGTGCTGCCGTCTGGTTACCAGAAGATGTTCTAATACCTTTAAATATGATAGAAGAACCAGTTTTTAGGTTCATTATCTCGTCCTTAGTTATCCTAAAGTCTTGGTGTACCCCCATTAGGTTAATCTTCTCAATAAATTCTGGAATAATAGATGTGTGAGCTGATATCATAGTGTATCGTGAGAACAGAATCTTATGTCCTTTCTCATAGGTAAGGTTAAGTAGGAATACATTTACTCCAAATGACTTACCAGAACCCCTACCTCCAGTAACAACAAAATACCTACTCTCATCTTGGAAAATAGGTATGTACTTCTTGTGTATGTTTATGTTATTCATCTTTAGGTGTTACGTCTATAATTTTATCCTTTAACTTCTTGCCTTCTAAACTATCTCCAAAGAAATTTATAGTAGGTGCTTGTACTTTAGTAGAGGTTTCTTCCTTCTCGTCTCCGTAAGCGAAGTCTAATAGTAGTTTCATATGATTGTAACTACCTTCCTCAGCTTTCTTAGCTAAACTCTCAAAGGCATTTACCTCGCTACCAAACACATTCTTAATAGCTTTCTTAGCGTACTGCTTCTTTCTATTCTTCTTGGCTTGATTCATTGCAGGTTTATTAGACCTCTCTCTCTCTGGAACTGGAAGTTTGGGAATAGATTTCTTTCTACTATTCCCTTTTCTTCCGTCTGTTGGTTTAATCTCTTGTGAATTACTCATAATAAGTTAACTAAGGTGTCTTGTTTTTGTTTTAAAGCATTGATGCCTTATGACAATCCCAACTGCAATAACCATACTCTCTCTCTATCGGTGTACCGCATTCTAAGCAATCAAATTCCTTGTCATCCTTACTTAAATGTTCGTCTAATTCATTATCAAATCTTTCCATCTCTATTTGTTTTTTCTTATTAGTTCTATTTCTCTGTTTAAGTAGTCTTGTGCTTTTAGTAAGTCTTGCAGTTCGTCTTTCTTCTTGCCTGCTCTTATAACATATTTTATAATGTTACCTCTACAAAAGTTTATATTGTAATCATTAATAACGTCTATAACATCGTAGGAATTACCGTTATCGTAATGTGGTTGTGTGCTTCTCATAATTTATATTTTATTGTATTTCTATTATTTCGTATTCATTCTTTGCTTTCCAACTCCAAGACTTAACTCTTAAACGTATTAGGTCTCTTATCTCTTGTATCTTATCATCTGGAACTCCTGCTATTATATTACTTATCTCAATCCTCTTGGAGTCTGAAAAGGAAACCATCTTAGACAGAGTAATGTCTCTTAATCGCTCTTCGTCAGCTTTCCTCTTGGCTTCAACCTTAGCCCTACGGACTTCTTGTTTTTCTCTATCAGAAATCTTATCCTTAAAGAAAACATCGTAATAATTTCTAAAATCTTTGTAGTTCGTATAGTAAACGTCCATTTTATTGAATGCGTGATATACAGAAGACCTATTCCTTCTATTACCTATTACAGAAGTAAAGTAGTGTGCAATAGCCCTATCATTCATACCGTTTAACTCCCTTAAAACCCTATAAAGCAAGGCTCTTAGGTAGCTTTCCTTTGGAGTACGACCTCTACCTTTTAAGTCAAAATCAGTAAGCTCTACAAAGAATTTTGATAGCATATTAGCCACCTCTAAATCATATTTAATCATTTCTCAAATCGTTTTTTATTATTTTATCTAAATCGCACCAATCTAATGCTTTTTTTATTCCAGCACAAGATAAGTAGCCTTCCGTAGTGTCCATATCTTCATAATGCTCTAAAACCTCTTGTAAGATATACTTAGGCATACCTTCTTGAATCTCAAGCATAGTGTAATTAAAGAAGTCATTCACTACCATCTGTTCATTATCTGATAATTTGCTCATAACAATCTGTCTTGAGTTTTAATAATGATTTTGATTGCTCAAACATAGCCCTTGCTTCGTCTCCGTAGACTTGCTTATACAGTCTGTAAGTTTTACTAATTAGAGAGAACTCGCTTTTAGAGTCTTTAAACAACTTTAAAGCATAAGCCTTACCGTAACCCTTGCAGACCTTTATATTGTCAGCAGTGTCCCCTATAATCATCTGAGAGTAGAAGTTGTTAAGTGCTTCTTCTTCTGTAATCTTTATAAGTTCTCTGTTCTTGTAGTTGTAGTCATAGAACCAACAAGGGAATTGCTTGTAGTCTTTGTCGAGAGACATAATGATAACGTTATCTACACCGTTTTTCTTAACCTCTTCAGCCCATAATGTAGCTACTACATCATCTGTCTCCACACCGTCTCCCCATACAGAATCATAACTAAACTTTACTAAGTTATGTAAAGCACCTAATATCTCTGGCTTCTTTGCAGTTCTATTAGCTTTGTATGTTGGTGTTATATTCTTTCTAAAGTTGTTTATAGAGCCATTACAGAACACAACCTCATCCACAGACACCTTATCTTCTAAAAAGGATAAGCACCGTTGAAACCCATCTGTAAACTTATTAAAAGCAACATCAACATCTGTCTCAAACAAATCATCTTTGTCTAAGCGATTATCCTTACCTTTAAAGCAAGAAGCGTAAATCAAACTATCAGCATCGAATATTACTTTCATATACCAAGTTCTTCACGTTCATCCCTATCCTCTTTACGCTCATCAAGAAATAATTGAGCATCAAAATAAGCAGCTCTCCTTTTAATTTTTAAGGCATCCTCATCAGCTCTCTTCAAATTTACCCAACCAGTAACTGGATGTATGTTGTGTTCCCAACATCTGGCTAATTTTTGTTTATACGTTTTTTCCATAATCTTGTTATTTTAAGTTTCAACAAAACTATGGAATTATTTTTAGACCTGCAAATACTTTTTAAGGTTTTTTACTACCCTTGATATACAAGGAGAGCAGCTTGTTGTAGTTTTCTCGTTCTGATTAAAAGCAAAGTTGTATATCTCTATCAACCTAACCTTCTGATGATGATTGACTTTGCCTTTAGAACCGCTAAAGAAGTTGTCTAAGTAAGCGTAGTCCTCTTCGGATATACACTCCAATTTCTTGTAGGTAAATAATTTATTTAATTTACTTTTTCTTTCATCACAACCGCAATCTTCTCCTGCAACAGCCTTAACAACCTTGTCTATACCAGTTGCCTTAGTTATCTTAGCAATAGAGTCTCCTAAACCTTTTGGTTGATTAGATACGCTTTCTTTTAAATCATTATATCCTTTAGCAAGATTACCTGCTTTCCATTTCTTATACTCACGGTAATCCTTACTTCTTCTGTCTACTGTTTCGTAGAATCCTTGCTCTTCTAATTCTAAATAATATTTATCTTCTTTCATATCTTATCGAAATCTTGGTTAAAGTAATCTATCAAATCTTCTGATAGGTTGTCTCTTAGTATTTGTTTGTAATTTAGTATTGATGTATGTATTGATGTAAGTCCTATCTTAGAGCCTTTCGCTATAGCTCTTAATGAAAGCCCCTTTATAAAGTAAAGTTCAAACAGCTTCTTATCGTAAATAGTCCAATTAGAAGTTATATCGTCTATCTGTTCTGTGATTTTAGTAAAGGCTTCGTCTTCACTCATATTGTACTCACTACTCTCTCCCTCATCAGAATCCCATAACTCATAAAATATACTGGCTCTATCTCTTTTTAATTTAGAGAAGTACATATTCCTTAACGTAGTCCAAACATAGTATCTGTTTACGTCATCTCCGTACATCATCTTCTGTGGGTCTTTTACTAACCTATGTAGTCTAATGTACATATCTTGTACAAGGTCTTTAGCATCTTCTACATTACAACCTAAGTTAACTAACATCTTAATCCATAGGTCGTGATGCTTTGCTAATTTTTCTAACATTATATTTCTTTTATTATTACTTCTACTCTTGGATTAACTCTATCGAGTTCCGTAGGTAGAATGGTTTCGGTTTTTACGTGTATGTCATTATCATCTTCCCAACATCCGTATTCGGTTACAGCATCCAGAAGAAACTTACTGACTACACTTATTACATTCATCTTGTCTAAACGTCTATTAGAAGCCTTGTAGACCTTATAAGTTATCTCGACTGGTGTTTGTATGTCTAAGTTGATTAACTGCTCTCTAACGAGCTTTGTGTACTCCTTTTTAGCTTGTCCGCTTACAGAGTGATGTAGGTTTCTGTAAGTATTCATATTAAGAGACACTCTTTTATCCGCTTTAGTTTTTCTTGGTAGCATTACAAACAGAGGGGATATTATGGTGTGTGTCATTAAAACAGCTCTTTTATAGGTAGTAGTATTCCTTTTGAAGTATTGGAGTCTCCTCCTTTTTTATCTCTCTTTGTGCCGATATATTTCCTGCACTTATCCCTTAAATCTTTGGTAGGTATTAAATGGAATGTATTTCCAAAAGCAAAGCAATAGTATTCAGCTTCTGTTTTAGATATACCAGACTTACGACCTCTACTCCAGTACTCTACATAAACGTTACCAGTCTCTAAGGCTTTTAAGTCAAACTTAACCTCTATTGTAGAGTTGTTAAGTATCTTACCAAGCTCCTCTTCTTTGACTTGACCAACCTTTAAATCGTACTTGAAGTCGTTGTTATAATCCATTACAGCTCCATCTTTACGTTAAATGCAGTATGACCACCAACTACGATACCGCAACCAATAGCTTCCTTCTTACCGCCTTGCATATAACCCATAGCGTAAGACTTAGAGTCTATACCACAACCTACTGCCATACCAAAGATTGCTCGTGTTTTACCGAACATCCATTCACAATAAAAATCTGTATGATAATGACCAGATACAGTAGATACCATATCTCTTTTAGCAGCCATTCTTGCCTTACCACTCTTGTCTCCGTGAACGTATCTTACCTCGTCATAATAAACATCAGTAACAAAGTTCCAGTTAGGAGTTTCCAATACCTCTCCAATGTTCTTAATCCATTTAGATGGTATGTTTGATGATTGTGCTTTACGGATAATAATCCTATCGTGGTTACCTAATGTAACATCAGCATCTGGAAATGCTTTGTACCATCTCTTTAGTTTTGAGATAGCTAATTCAAGTTCGTCTCCACCACCTAATCCATCAGCATCTGTTTCGTGATAAGAACTGTAATGTGAGTCTATAATATCGCCAATGAAGACAACCTTGTTACAGTTGTATTGAGCGTATGTTTCTTTACAGAAACGCAAATACCCTTCTAAGCAGAAAGGTTCGTGTAAATCGCCAATAACAAGTATTCTGTTTTCTTGGCTTGTAAGTTTGTTGTATGCTTTTAAAACATTACCTTTTAGACGAGGTCTAAAGTCTCTTGATTGTTTCATACAAGAAATATAACTATACCTGCAAGTATTAAACAGATATAGTTATTAACTTTATATAAAACTTATAAACAGGTGTTTAGAAACTACTTAAATCATCTGGATTAATTATCTTAGGAAGACCTGCTTCGTCTAACTTAAAATCAAATGACTCAAATGGTGTATTTCTACTTCTCTTGCAGGACACCGTTATTGCCCCTAACTTGTTCTCGTCTCTCTGTAACTGTATTTGAGTTTCAGTCTTCTTTTCAAGGAAACTACCTAAATGACCAGTTGGCTTATCACTTCCGTTATTACTATGGATTACAGTTACAATGTGGCAGTTGTATATTGATGTCCAAGCCATAATCTTTTGAGTTACAGCAGAAGATTCCTCAAGGTTATTTACATCTGAAACTAAATCAGCAATACCATCTATAACAACTAATCCAATTTCCTTACCCTCTTGTTTAAGGTTCTCTAAATAGTACTCTATAAAATCTATTCTTGTTTTGTAGTTAATCTGTCTTAAAGCAAATGTATGGTAAAAATCTAAACTAAGTCCTTTGTTCATCCATTGGATTCTTTTAAACACTCTCTGAGAATGCCATCCCCCTTGTTCCGTATCAAAGTGTATAAACTGCTTACCGTCTCTAAAAGAACTCATTCCTTTTGTGTGAGTGCCTTTTGGGTTACAGAAAGCGGATGCTAATAAACTAACAAAGAAAGTCTTCATAGATTTAGGAGGGGCTTGTATAAAGCTAAAATTACCATAAGTACCTATTGGTATAGGGAACTCTTTAGCACCGTCTTTAGTATCAACTTCTTTAGATTTAAAACTAATAGCTACTGGAGGGTGTTCTATTTTTTTATTTATATCAATAGCACAGTCCTCTTGTATTGACTGCATAAACATTAAGTGGTCGTTCTGTTCTTGTAGTTCTTGTTCTGTCATTTTGTTTTGTTTTTAGTGGTAAAAAAAAGGGATGCTGTTAAACACCCCTCTTGAATTAAAGGTTAACTGTTTAGAATGGCAAATCATCCACAGCCAACTCATCTACTGGCACTCCGATATCAGTCGCAGGCTTGTTTGCATCCGCTTTAAAGACTTTCCAAGCAGAAAGGTTCACATAGTACTTGTCTTTGTATTCGTTTCCTCTAACGTTAAAGGAGACATCCACAGAAGAACCTACCTTGTTGTACTTTAAGAAGTCATCTACCTTGTCTTGTGAGATGTCAAACTTTACGTCTTGTGGGTACTTCTCGTCATTTGTAGTTAATACAAATTCTACTTTTCTAAATCCAGAGTCAAATGTTTGTACTTCTCCGATTAATTTAATTGTTCCTGTTAATTGTAAGCTCATAATAATTCTATTTTAATTTAGGTTAATATACTTATTTATTGAATTGTAAACCTATCAGTTTACTTTGATTGAAATTTGTAAACCTATTAGTTTACACGTTAGTTATCTATTGCACTATCTATTGTTTGTATTATGTGTCTAAACACACTTCTCTCTTGTTCGCCAGTAACATCTACTCCGTTTAGAAGTAATCTGTAATGGTCTTCCTTGGTTAACTTCATTTCTATATCGTTCATATTACTTTTTTAATTGTTGTTCAACTTCTGATGGTATAATGTATTTAAGAGCAACCTTAGAGTATTCTCCTCCCTTAGACATAAAACTAACTACTTTGTTGTATTCTGGACTACCTAACCTTAACGTTGGCTTAGAAGTTGTCTGAGGGGTCTTGCCGTGTGTGTTTGTTGCATCTGCATCTTTATTGTCATCAATAAGTAATAAGTTACCTAAAGCATATTTCTTTGCGTAAGACGAAGCTGCACCAGTTCTTTGTGGCATTTGCATACCTTTAGCACTAAAGTCTATAATAGCTTGAGCCATTGAAGATATTGAACTCTCTCTGTCTGTGGATTCCGTATCTATAATCTTAGCTTCTGAATCAACATAAACGTGTCCTGCTACTTCTGATAGAGTGTCTGAAATCTTGAACACTACTCTGTACTTCTCTTCAAAAGGTTTAACTGCTTCTAAGATGTCTTCTGCTGAACGGTACTTGTACTTACCGAAAGCGTTGGTTTGGTTTTTAGTAACCTTTAATCCTACTTGAATCTTCTGTAATTTTTCTAAAATTGTCATAATTTAATCTGTTTTTAATAATTGGTTTTTAACTATTCTCTTGTATTCCTCTGGGCAATCTTTGTCAGTTAGTTCAAAGATGTAGGTCTCAAGGATTCCTATCTTCTGTTCTAAGTCAAACAACCTGCCTTGTAAGGCTTCTATTCTATGGTTCTTAAAGTCTAATAAATCTTTCATAATGTCTCTTAGTTTTTACAAATATATAAAAATTATTTTAATAACGCACTAAATCTTATTACATTTTTAATACCGTCTGTTTCTTTGACTTGATATCTTATCTCTACATCAGTTATATTCTCATCTAATTTAACGTAATGCTCTATATCATTCCTAAGCTGTTCCCAAGTTGCTTCGCTTATAATCATAATTAAAATGCTTTTAGTTGACTAAAATCTAATTCTTCGTAGAACTTGATATTCTTTTTAACACCTCTCATCTGCTCGTTTAAAGCCTTTCTTTGAAGAGTTAAGTTCTCAAGATTATGTGTAAGTTTGTTAATAGCACTATCTACCTCTTGTTGTGTGTATCTATTATCTCTCATCTTCTTACTAGTTTAATTGAATCCCATATCTCTTTTACCTTGTCTATAATAGAGTTCTTATAGTGCAGTCCGTCATTACCGTTTTGAGCGATAATCTTCATTCGTTCGTTAGCTTCGTCTTCCCAATCAGAAAAGTCAGCGTGTTCTTTACAGTAGGAGCAGATGTCGGTCTCCCATAACCGACAAGCCCCACAGCAGTTTGATTGCTCTTGCATTAGTATCTAAGGTTTACTTTACCTCTTCTCTTGTAGTTGTAGATGTCCTCAATGAGTAATTTATATTGAGATACGCTTGTACAGTCCTCAAGTCTGTTTGGTTGTATTTTAAGTTTATTTAAAAAGTCAAAGAAGTTAAATTCATTGTTCTTAAATAGACCAAGCATAGCTGAAGCGAAAGTTCCTCTATTGTAACCAGAGTAAAAGTTTTTAATCATCTTAAGTTTATCCGCATTCTCTTGAGCTAACTTAAAGTCTTTACCAACCCAAGTACCTTCTTCAAATACTTTCTTTGTAGTTGGATTTTCTTCATTATAAATTGTTCTTGCAGCATCTGCTATTGACATACTGGAAGCGTTTGAGCATAATGCAATACAAGTTGATATAGCGAAATCATTATTTTCCTTCATAAAATCAACTAACTTAACATAGGAAGGGATTCCCATTTGTGCGTAACCGTGTAAGAAATCTCTTCTTGTCCAATTCTTTTGATTGAGGTTTAACACCTGTACTTCGTCTAATCCGTAGTTAGGTACAATAATGTAGTATATCTCAGAAGCTGCTTCTATCGCTGCTAATAATCTATGCTGACCATCAACCACTACCATATGCTCATTCACTATAATAGGATTCTGTAAAACACCGTACCGTTTAATGCTTGAGGTAAGTCTTTTAACGTGTTGAGGATTGTGTGGTCTGTTACCAGTAATTTGTTTAAACTTAGTTAAATCTGATGTTAAGTAAACATTGTTAACTAACTCTTCTGCATTTCTTAAATAATTCATTTGTTTATGGTTTTAATTTGTTCTCTGCAAATCTACAAACTCTTTTTAAATAAAAGTGTTAAAGAAATGTTAAAATTATCACAAAAAAAAGAGGAAAGCTGATTAGACCTTCCTCTTAAACTAAAAACAAAATAATTAAAAACAAATAAAAAGGGGTTCTTTAAGGTAGTTATCGGTATCAAAGTATATAAATTCGTTTGACACTTGTATTCTTTCTATTCCGTATTGAATAAGACCCTTAATGATTTTGAACCTCTTTATCTTATTAATACATCTAACTTTTACAGCTTTACCAACTCTATGACCACTATTGTTAGGTAATGCTAATTTATTTCCGTAAGTCTTACTTACATATCCTAACATTACAAAAGCATTAATTCTTTCTTTTTTAAGGACTTCATCTAATATAAATACTGGTTCACTTTCCATAAACATCTTACCGCTACCTAAAGTTTCTGGACTGTCAAACATACTCCACTTGAGTACTGTTAATCCTTCACTATCCATTTCTTCGGTGTAAGTGTCTGTATATTCTACGCTATGTAAAGATGAACTGTATTTCTTCCGCTTGTAAGGCATACTCAAAGATACAAAACAATACATATAAAACAATACTTTTTTTAAGTATATTTGTTTTTTTTATTGATTAGTACTCCTAAGTCTTATATTTATTATTATAATATTTTTTTATTATTATTATTTTAATAATATTTTTAATATTAATTAATTACTTATTTAATAAATTACAAAGTTATATATTTTCACTTAAACAAAAAAATGAAATTATAATTATTTTTATTTTTTATTTATTGTAATATTGTTAGCTATCTTCTCTGCGCTTCTACCAACTACATAACCACCGATACCTAATTGTAGTAAGTTCCAAAACTCATTCTCTAAAGGCGGAACTGGTAAACCAAACAATGGTGCAATAAACTTTCCATAAATAACAATAAATCCAAAAGCTAACATTAGTATTGGTCTCCAGCTTCTTTGTAACCAATTACCATTTGCTTCAGCTAATACGATTTCTGTTTGTAGTTTCTGTAATTCTAATTGTTGTTCTTGTAGCACCTTAAACACCTCGTTCTTGGCTTTTAAACGTTCTTCTTCAGATGTAAATAGTTTATCAATAACATTACCTACTTCTTTAACAACACCACCAGTAAACCATCCTAATATTTTATTCATTGCTTGTCCATTTAAGTTGTATTTGACCAAAGAATAGGTATAAGTTTACCTCTGAATATTTAAAGTTATCATCTGGTCTGTAGTATTGCCATCCAACCATCATTGCATCTGGCACTAATAAAATTAAGTTTATCTCCATTACCAACGTGCTTTTGTTTTTCTTATATCGTAGTGTGTAAATGTAGCATAAGCGGATAAACCACCTTGTAATAACTCTCCCTCGTTAATCAACAAGTCAATCAATTCAAATGTTTCTTGTGGGGTCATATCAGCAATAACAATATCAGATGCTTTACCTAACTTATGTTGACTGTTTTTAGCACCTTTTACGACATTATCATTATAATCTGGACATCTATATCCACTATTGATTTTAATTGGACTACCGACAACGTTTCGTAGTGTTTGTAATTGGTTTGCTAACTTCTGAACGTTATGTAAAACACTTAAAGGCATATCACATCCACAGCTACAATCAAATTCTGATTTACTAAAGTTCTTTGTCAACTTCATTATTTGTTTTTTAAACGTTCGTTTTCTCTTTTCAAGTAATCAACTTCAACTCTTAACGCATTAACTTCTGCAACTAATTCTAATACTTGTGTTCTTAAAGTATCTTTTTCATCACTTGAGTTTGCTAACATCGATTCAAGGTTGCGTA